GTTACGTTCTTCAGGGTGGTGCTACTGATGCTCCTTTAGGTGTTTTCCAAGGTGTACAATACACAGCAACTGATGGTACTCCTGTATGGTCTAGAAAATGGTCTTCAGGTACATCAACTTTGGGTTCTGCAGATGCTAAAGCATATGTATATAGCGATCCTAACATTGTTTATGAGGCTCAGTCTACTGGGACTCCTACTCAAGCTAGTGTCGGTGCTATATACACTATCTCTACAACTGCAGGTGATGATAACAATCTCCGTTCAAAAGAAGGGGTAACTACAACTACTACTAGTGGTATTGCTAGAGTTATTGGGTTTGTTGACACACCTGATAATTCTATCGGTCAGTACGCTAGAATTTACGTAAGTTTCCCAACTTCTGAATTGGGCAATAACTAAAAGGTGACATCAAATGGCAATTAACAGAGCTCAATTAGTTAAAGAACTCGAACCAGGACTTAATGCACTTTTTGGTCTTGAGTACGATAGATACGAAAACGAGCATGCTGAAATTTTTGATACTGAAAATTCAGACAGAGCGTTTGAGGAAGAAGTAATGTTGGCAGGTTTTGGGCAAGCTCCAGTTAAAGGGGAAGGCTCATCAGTAAGCTATGACACAGCACAAGAAACTTTCACATCTCGTTATACACATGAAACTATAGCACTTGCTTTCTCATTGACAGAAGAAGCTATCGAAGATAACCTCTACGACAGCCTATCTTCTAGATATACAAGAGCACTTGCTAGGTCTATGGCTAATACTAAACAAGTAAAAGCTGCAAACGTGCTTAACAATGGCTTTAGCTCAAGCTTTCCAGGAGGCGACGGTAAAGAATTATTCGCTACCGATCACCCAACCTTGACAGCTGGAGATCAAGCTAATGAGCCTTCAACAGCAGCAGACTTGAATGAAACTTCTCTAGAGAATGCTTTAATTGATATTTCTCAGTTTAAAGACGAAAGAGGTATTAAAATCAATGTTCAAGCTAGAAAATTGATTGTACCACCTCAACTTCAGTTTGTAGCTGAGAGAGTATTAATGTCTCCAGGAAGAGTATCAACATCTGATAATGATATCAACGCAATGAAAAACATGGGAATGTTCCCAGAAGGTTACGTTGTTAACCATTATCTTACAGATACTGATGCGTTCTTCATCAAGACTGACGCTCCTAATGGCATGAAGCACTTTGTAAGATCACCAATGTCTACTGGCATGGAAGGTGACTTCGAAACAGGAAACGTTAGATACAAGGCTAGAGAAAGATATTCTTTCGGATGGTCAGACTGGCGTGGAATGTATGGTTCACCAGGAGCCTAATCCTTTCGGGGTGGGTACTTAGTTGTATCCTTTGGAAGGGGAACTTAACGTTCCCCTTTCTTTTTTCTACTACCTAATTTACAATTAACTAAACCGAGACTAACTTGTTACTTCAACTGGCTCGGCAGACTTACTCCAAGATGAAGTGACTAATTTAGATAAAGGAGAAAACAATGTCTAAATCAACTTTTTCAGGACCAGTTAAATCACTATCTGGTTTTATTTCAGCAGGTAATAGTTCAGTTGTTAGCTTAACAGCAGACACTACTTTAACTGTTGACTCACACGCAGGTAAAGTTTTACTTTGTAACGACGCTGACGGTAAATTTACTCTACCTTCAATTGTTACAACTGTACCTATTGATCCTACTGATCCTAATCAACTTAATAACTTAGGTGCTTCTTTTACCTTTATAGTAGAAACAGCAGCAACAGACCTTGATATCAAAACTGACGGAACTGATAAGTTTGTTGGTAGCGTTTTTGTAGGTATTGATGACGCAGCAACTGGTAAAACTTTTGTTTCAGGTGCTACTAATGACGTTATTACCTTAAACGGTACTACTAAAGGTGGCGTTGCAGGAAGCATCGTAAAAGTAACAGCTATGGCTAGTGCTAAGTATCATGTTGAGGCATTTTTAATTGGCTCAGGTACTTTAGTAACTCCTTTTGCTGACGCTTAATTTTAGGAGTCTACAATGGCAGATGCAGTAACTTCAACAACTCTGTCAGATAGTGATAGGTCAGCTGTTATTCAGCTGACCAACACTTCAGACGGAACAGGAGAATCAGCTGTTACTAAAGTAGATGTAAGTGCTTTAGCACCACGTAAAAGTGACGGAGCAGCATGCACAGGATGTCGTCTTGCAAAAGTAATATATTCGACAAAAGGTATGGCTGTAAAACTTTTATGGGATGCTACAGTAGACACTATTTGTTACGACATACCTGAAAACTTCTCTGATTCTGAAGACTTTTCGGAATACGGTGGTTTACGGAATACATCAACTACAGGTAAAACTGGCGACATAAAACTTACTACTGTTGGTCATAGTAGTGGTGACACCTATGTCATAGTTTTACAAGTCTTTAAAGATTTCGATTAATGGCAACCTCAGGGACTAAAACATTTGCTTTAGATATAGCTGATACTATAGAAGAAGCATACGAACTAGCAGGACTAGAACAACGTACAGGGTACGACGCTAGGACTGCTAGACGTTCTTTAAACATTATGTTTGCCGACTGGGCTAACAGAGGTGTTAATATTTGGACTATAGCGGAAGTAGCTCTTGACCTTACACAAGGCACAGCGAGTTATAACTTAAACGCTTATGATATTGATATACTTTCAGCAGTCATTAGAGATACAAGTAAAAGCCCTGTACTAGATATTGAAATAGATAGAATAGGAAGACAGGAGTTTTTAAATATTCCTACTAAAACTACTCAAGCTAGACCTACTCAATATTTTGTAGACAGACAAATTACACCTGTAGTTAATTTGTGGCCAACTCCTGACACAAGTAATTACAAACTAATATCCTACAGAATACAAAGGATAGATGACGTTAACACTTCTGCTGAAGACCCAGAAGTACCATCAAGATTTATACCGTGTATGGTTAGCGGATTAGCTTATTATATAGCGTTAAAAAAGAATCCAGCTAAAGCAGGTCTATTAAAACAACAATACGAACAAGATTTTAAACTAGCATCAGACGAGGATAGAAATAGAGCATCATTGATGCTTACTCCTTCTAGGAGATTTTATTAATGGCTTACGCTCAAGGTAAATACTCAAGAGCGATATGTGATAGATGTGGTTTTGATTTTCCATATCTAGATTTACGTAAAGAGTGGACTGGTTTTAAAGTTTGTGGAGAGTGCTATGAGCCTAAACATCCACAACTTACACCTTCAAGGTCACCAACTGATCCTGAAGCATTATACGAACCACGTCCCACAATCTCTGCACCAACAACTGGATTCGGTGTAATTCGTACTTCTAGCCCAAATCCACAGTATAATAATACTGATGACATTATAGGAACTAGCTGGTACATGAAAACAATGACAGCTAGTTTAGGCACAGTAACGGTAACAACATGAGTTGGACTTATACAGATTTAAAAACAGCAATACAAGATTATCTTGAAAGTACAGAAAGTACTTTTTTACCTAATTTTATAGAAGCTACTGAAGAGCGTATATTAAAAAATGTACAGCTTGACGAGTTCAGAAAAAATGTTACAGGTAACGTAACCGCTAGTAATACATACTTAGCAACCCCCAGTGATTTTTTAGCACCGTTTAGTTTAGCTGTTATAGACGGTGACAGTAATTATAATTATTTATTATTAAAACAAGTTTCTTTCATTAGGGATTATACCCCTAATGCGTCCACAACAGGACTACCTAAATATTTTGGTGAGTTTGATGATAATACCTTCATACTTGCACCAACACCAGATTCTAACTATACTATGGAACTGCACTATTATTATAGACCAGCCTCACTTACTACCACTTCTGGTAGTCAAACAACATGGTTGTCTAAAAATGCACCTAATGCAATGCTTTATGGAAGTTTAGTAGAGGGGTGTATGTATCTCAAAAATTTTGAAAGTATGCCAATTTATGAATCAAAGTTTCAGGAGGCTTTATTAAGTTTGAAAAATCTTGGTGAAGCTAAATCAACTAGAGACCAATATAGGTATGATGAGATACGGAGAGAACCACAAGCATGAAGGAAGAAAAATTAGCTGGCAGTAATATTGCCATAGTTGCCATCGGACGTAGTCAAGTAGATTTTCATTTATCATTAGCTCATAGTAAAGAGTATGATGAAGTCTGGGGTATAAATTGTATGGGGGCTATCACTAAGTGTGATAGAGTTTTTATGTTAGACCCTGTTAGTAGATTTTTAGATACAGAAGACGCAGGTACACAAACAGGTATTATGCGTAAATGGCTACCTAAAACCACTACCCCTATTTATTCTTGTGAACTTGATGACAGAGCTCCGAGTGTTATAGAATACCCCCTACACGAAGTTATTAATGACGCTAAGTGTGCTTATTTAAACAATACGGTAGCTTTTGCTATAGCTTACGCTTTTTACCAACGAGTAGGACAAATTAATTTGTTTGGTGTAGATTTTAGTTATAAAGGTAACGTACACTTCGCCGAGCAAGGCAGAGCCTGTTGTGAATATTGGATAGCTAAATGTAATGATATAGGTATAAACGTAGGAGTAGCACCACAGTCCAGCTTACTTGATACAGATTTACCTCTTAAAGAAAAACTCTACGGTTACCACAGACTTGATGACCCCATAATTATAGATATAGATGAAAACCATAATTTTATACCTATGACCTGTAGTCAGTTTGATAAAAAACAATACGAAAATAACTTAAAAAATATAACCGAAATAAGAACGGTTATCGATACACCACCAGAAGCTAAAAGGTACTAATATGTTAGATGATATTGTTCAATCGAATCTAGGTGCTATAAGCGTACAAACCGAGACCAATAAAGGTCATTCAGCTGAATGGTGGGCAGAAAGGTTAACGGATAGAATAGTGGGTATAAGTGAAAATGCTGCACCACATATAAGACAACAAGCTGAAGCGTTTAAGGTAGCTATTTACAACACAATACTTTATCATATAAAGCAGGCAATCAATAGTGAGCGATGCACGATGTCTAACCTATTGAAAGCACAAGGACATGAAAATTTAGCTAAAATTTTAAAGGAGCTTTAAATGGCAATTACATCAACACTTACAACTAGTTTTAAAACAGAACTGTTGACTGGTACTCATGATTTTACTAATGGTACAGGTGACAGTTTTAAACTAGCTTTATATACTAGTTCAGCTACTCTAGGAGCTACCACTACAGCTTATACTGTAACTGGTGAAGCTAGTGGTACTAATTACACTGCAGGTGGTGCTGCGTTAACTAACGTAACTCCTACTTCTAGTGGTACTACTGCTTTTACAGACTTTGCTGATTTAACTTTTGGTACTGCTACTATAACTGCTAGAGGTTGTTTAATTTATAACGACACAGAAGCTGGTGATCCATCAGTTGCAGCTATAGACTTTGGTGGCGACAAGACTTCAACCGCTGGTGATTTTACTATTGTTTTTCCAGCAGCAGCATCTAGTACAGCTATTATTAGAATCGCTTAATAGGAGCCAGTAATGGCTATAATCAACGGTTGGGGTAGAGGCACTTGGG